AATGTAATGGACACGAAGGTGATTGTCCACGCGGCTACGAAAGCTCCTGCTATAAGAGCGCTAATGCACTCCCAAACGCTCTTAGCAATCTTTTTAAGATTTCTCATTGTTTTTCAGCTCCTTATACTTGTCGATATACCAGCTTGCCTTATTGATATCCTCATCACCATTCTTGTGCTGATATCTCCAATGGTACTTAAAGGATGTCATAACACACCAATCACATACCTTATCCACACCAAAGGCAGCAATCATAGCGTCAATGCACTCGATATCACCTTGGTTGTAGTGGTCGGGGTGGTTAACCTGTTCCTTCTTAGCGGGTTCTCCCCGTTCGTTATGGAACTTTTGGATGGCGTTCCATGCTTTTTCCATACCGTCGCAACTGCAAAGCGCAGCGGTACACTCATCCTTCGTTTCGTCGAACAGTGGACATTTCAAGCACGAGATATATCCATCCTCGCGGGGGTCGCCATACACCTTCTTAATCTCTTCAATGGTCATACTTGCTTTATTCCTCCCAAAGAACAATCTTATTTTCTCTAAGACTCTTCTGAACATCTATGATTCTCTGATTCTCAGAACCTCTAAACCTTAATTCCAGATTCCTCTTATCCTCTTCATATCTCCCATCCACCAGTACATCAATATTTGGAAGTACACTCCTAAGAGCATCATTCTCCATGATTTCTTCCCAAGTATATCCCGTGTACACCCAAATGCCCTTGGTTGGCTTTATAAGGCTCGCTACGGCGTTTAACTCGGTTAACTGATACAAGGGGTCGCCCCCACTGAAAGTGACATCATACGGGCTTTTAAGGGCGATAGCGGCAATTTCTTCAACGGTGTAATGTTCACCACCGTTGGGATTCCAAGACTGTGGATTCTGACACCCTTTGCAGTGGTGTGGACACCCGGCAAGGAAGAACACTTGCCGGATGCCAATACCATCTACAATTGAGTTAGGAAGGTAACTCAGAACTTGCAAGGCTTACTTACGCTCCCAAATGACCTTCGCTCTACCGTCTTCAATCTGACGGAAGCACTTGCAGTCGTACAGAGCCACGATGTTGTGATACCAAGTCGTATCGTCAACATCTTCCTGCATACCGCGCTGGTACACGATGTTATCACCCACGACCACGAACAGATCACCGTCGCTCTCCTTACCAAACATACCAGTGGTCAGCTTGGGCATTTCAGTACGCTTGGTTTCTGCGGGAGCTTCCTGCTCGTCTGCCAGACCCTCAAACATTTCGTCAGCCCAAATATACTTGCACGGACTCTCGTCTTCCTCAATGTGGTAGGTGTCGGGGAATTTACCAAACAGAGTCATGGGTGCAACTTCGGAGATAGTTACGACCTTACCGGCAAGCTTATACATTTCGCCACCAGCACCATGCTCTCTGCTCAGATCACCGCGAACCTTGACCTTATCACCAATCTTGTAAGTAGCCATATCTTTATTCCTTTCTTGTTCCGAGTGTTTGTTGTGTTGTCCTCGGTTGATGGTTATATTGTAGTACCACACGGGGTATTTCTCTATTGACAAAATAGCCAAAAATCAAATGAAATTAATCACTAAATTGCACAAGTTTTTTGCTGTCAACACGCACCAGTACACCACAATCCATTTCCACATGATTTTCTTCTGGAATAAACCGTAGGCTACATATGCCGCGTTTATCGCAAGCGCTAAAACAAAGGCTTGGTCAACCCAATTCATTGGATAATCTTTTCACCGCTAATGTGGGAAACTCTGTCTCTCAACTCGGCTTTCTTACCCGCGTTCCACTTATTAGTAGAACCAACCAGATAACCAGTGATTCTCTCTAAGACATCCACATTGGTGCTTTCACACTTAGGACAAGTCTTAAACAGATCAGAACCACTTTCGTAACCACAGTCTAAGCATCGTGCTTTAGCGTGGTTAATACTGCCGTAACCCACATTATATTTCTTCATAAGCTCAACCATCTGCTCGACTGCTGCCACATTCTTTTCGGGGTCGCCATCGACTTCCAGATAAGCAATATGACCAGCGGGAGTAAGAGGATGATAAGGAGCTTCAATGGCTAACTTATGCTCCATGGAACACTTGTACCAAACAGGAACATGGTTGGAGTTGGTGTAATAATCGCGATTCGTGACATTCTCAATCACACCATAGTCCGCTCTATCCTTCTTAACGAACTTACCAGATAAGCCCTCTGCGGGAGTGGCAATGACGGAAATGTTTAAGTCATACTCATTTGCCCAATACTTACACCGCTCTTGCATAGTTTCAATAATATGTAAACCAAGCGTCTGTGCCACTTCGCTTTCGCCGTGGTGACGACCAGTTAACACAATTAAACATTCAGCAAGACCAAGGAAACCAACGGAAAGAGTGCCTTGCTTTAACACCTCCCCAACAGGGTCGTTGTCAGCTAACTTATCAGAACCTTCCCACATACCAGACATTAAGAGCGGGAATTGCTTCTTTGCCGCCTTGCTCTGGTATTCGTAGCGCTCTACCAGTTGCTTAACTGCAACATCGGTGTACTTCTTTAAGAGCGTATAGAACTTTTCAACATCGCCACCGCTTTCCAGTGCCAGTCTGACTAAATTAACGGTGGTAAAGGACAAGTTACCTCTACCAATGGAAGTTCTTTCGCCATGTCTATTGTCAAAGACTCTCGTGCGGCAACCCATAGTAGCACACTCATAGCGATAGCGTTCCGGGTCGTCAGCGTTCCACTTGTCGTGAACATTGAACGGAGCGTCCAGATTAATAAAGTTAGGGAAGAATCTACGAGCCGTAACTTTGTATGCCAGTTGCAGCAGATCATAGTTTCTATCACCCGGCTCTGCGCTAACTCCCTTTTTCAGCTTCCAAATCTGGATTGGGAAAATAGGAGTCTCGCCGTTACCAACACCACGATAAGTGGTATTAAGCAGCTCACGAATAATGCAGCGACCTTCGGCAGAAGTGTCCGTGCCGTAGTTAATGGAGCTAAAGACAACTTGATTACCACCACGGCTGTGGATTGTGTTTGCGTTATGTACGAAACTCTCCATAGCTTGATGCACACGCTCAACGGTGTGGTTCATAGCGATTTGTACGGGATTAGTGCTGTCCTTAATGACATAATCATCGAAAGCAACATCGTAGTAATCGCTATAATCTCTACCAGTAACCTCACTAATCTTGTCAAGCTCTTCGATAAAAGTAGCTCTTACATAGGGAGCAAGATAGAAGTCAAGGGCAGGAAACGCTTGACCACCGTGCATTTCGTTCTGAATAGTTTCCATGGAGATACACGCCAACATGGTAGCTGTCTCAATTCTCTTAGCAGGACGGGAAGCACCGTGACCAGCACGGAAACCATTCTTTAAAATCTTATCAAGCGGGTGTTGCAGACAAGTTAAAGACTTAGTGGGATAGTAGTCCATATCGTGGATATGAATATAGTTACCTTCCACAGCTTCTCGTGCTTCTTCGCTTAACAGGCAAGTAGCTGTAAACTCCTTCGATGTCTCGGACGCTAACTTATACATCAGACCAGACGGGGTTTCAGAGTTCATATTGGCGTTTTCCGTCAATACCTCTTTATTCTCGCCGCTGATAATGCTCATAAACTTTCTATTATCCATTATTAACACGCCCCCTTATCCATTTCATAGCTCGTTGAGTGTCAAGTGGTACGCCATCCACCACCAGATACGGAGGTCGTACATAGCAGTTGTTAGGCGCAAGCTCTATTTCATACGGAATATCGGCTTGTACCAAGGTATATTCCAATAGACTTAATTGTTCAAAATCATCTACAAACAGCTTAACCATGAGTTATGCCTTTCCAGAAGAGCCAAAGCCACCACGGTCGGCGTTCTCTAACTTATCGACCTTGATGATATTTACATCGTCCATCTTCTTAACCAGTCTAAATTGGCAAATTCGACTGTTTTTTTCGATTAATACATCCCGTGTAGCAAGCGCAGGAAACTTCCAAACATCGTTATCACCACAGTAGGAGTTATCAATCACGCCCATATGGTTGGTTTGGAGAATACCCCAATGCTTAAATGTGGAACTACGAGGGACAACATGGGCTTCGTAGCCGTCTGGCAGTTGCATCGAAACGCCAAGTGAAATAATCTTAAACTCACCCGCTTTTAACTCAACATCCTCGGCAGCTCTTAGATCAATCCAGTCGCCGTGTTCTGTCTTTTCAAGCGGGTCAATGTTTGCGTGATAACGCACTTTAATCTCCATTTATAGACCTCCACAAATGTCTAAGTTTTCGCACCTTCTCAGAAATAGATTGCTCGCTGCAATCCATCTTACTGGCGATTTCTTTGTTGGTATATCCCATCTGTCGATATTCGACAATGCACCGTTCGTCTGGATTTAATTGCTTATAAAAAGACTCATCATCTACAAAATCAATGTCCTCTTCACCAGCAATCAAATCTCCAAATGTATCTTGCTCGCCGTCCATCCCCGCCACCGGGTATTCCAACGATAAAACGCCTTTATGTCGTTTTCGTCGTCCAAACTCTCCCCAAATCTCGTATAAAATGCACTTACTGGCGTAGGAGGAAAATAGCGTTCTACTTTCATCCCAAGTTTCAGCGGCTTTACATAGACCCAACATCCCACATTGAATTATGTCCTCGTCTGTGATATATCGTGGGCAATATTGACGGATAAGAAAGTATACGAGATTCATGTTTTCTTCGACCAATTGTTGTTTATTCATCTGCGTATACTCTCACCCGCTTTCCATCCTTTTCGATGGTTTTTACCACCAAGTTAAATTGCTTTTTGGTTTGCTTTTGGAACTCGATTGCCGACATAGGTTGGAGATTGTTCCCCAAACAAAACGCAGTATATTTCTGATAAACCATCTTAATCGGCTCGTTAAGATACTCCGACTCGTCCAGATCATCAAAGAACTCCAACACAGGGTTATTAGACTTCTCAAACTCTTCCAGATTCTCTTTAACACGCTCGCACTCTTCAAACTCTTGGTCTACCAGAACCTCCGTAAGTGCAGGAATAGCTTTTGCAATCAAAGCTTCCATAACATCTTCACCACGGAGCTTATACTTGATAAATGGGTCATAATCCGGGTCGTCTTTAGAGAACTTAGCGTCAAAAGGGATAATTACAAGTCTGTCCAGAACCGCACGAGAATCTTTTCCTCTACCGAGTCGGGGCAAGCTATTAGCTGAAAAGAAGAATTTTGCAAAGCTTCTAAGTTTAAAGGGGTCTTTACCTTTTCGCTCAACTGTGACAGTATCGCCCGACACAACTTTCTTAAAGATTGCTGTGTTGGAAACCCATTCGTCGTTGATATCGTCACCAATGTTGGCGAGCTTTCCCGTAAGTTCAGCAGTTCTAAATCTATCTCCAATCTCGCAGAGGTCAAGGTTCGCTGTGTTATCTTCGCCCAAAAGCGTTGATACCATGTCCAAGAATGTGGACTTACCGTTACGCTTTTCACCCAACAGGAAAAAACTCTTTCGGAGTTCATTCCGTCGATAGAAACAGTAACCAACGGATTGGTAAAGCAATCTAAGTACACTTTCGTCATTACAAGCCAACTTTCTCATTACCCCATCGAGCAGATCACTCTTAGCGTCGGGGTTGTAGTTGTGAGGAATCTTGTTAGTGATAATAAACTCTGGACTAAAATCACTAAAGCTACCATCCACGATGTTCAACACGCCGTTCTTAAAAGCAATCAAGTTAGCGTCTGCCAAACTGGACTCTTTCTTAACCACCAACGCAAGATACGCCAACACTTCCTTGCGCTTGCTCTGGCTAAGAGTTGGGATATGTTCAATCATGGCGGCTTCGATAAACTCATCGCCGCTCTCATAGATACCGTCCCGATAGATATAAAGCTTGCCGTGCAGTTTGATAATGTTCGCTGCTTTCAACAGATAGTTAGCAAACTTATCAAATAAGAAAGCGCCCTTACTGGTGAAGAATTGGGGCTTTTCAAAAGCACCATCCCGCAACACGGTCTTTAACTCATCCTCAGACAACGGCTCTACCAACACAAACTCGTTAATGATTCTGATGCACTCTCGACATTCTTCCACAGAAAAGTCATTCTGTTGGAGTGGAAGAATATAAGAGAACAGCGCGTTGTTTCTGCCGTCACCTTCCATCATGTCTAAGAGGTTCATGTTGGATTTAATCGGGTTAAGATACTTGGGCAGAACTTGATACTCGCCAGTGTCATAAAGAACTTCTCGCTCTTTACCGTCGAACTTCAAGACCTCGTAACTGGCTCTACCGCCGCCCTTAATGTCCGCAGTCAGTCCGATTCCCAGTTTGCAATGGGTGCGATTTTGCATCGGACGGTCGGTTTTAAAGAGAAAGTGTGCGCCACGAGTAGTGGCTAACACTTTGCACTTTAAACCTTTTGTTTTGACGATGTTAAGCATGATTTTAGACTGCTTTTCATCGTCAATATCCACCAGAACGGTGTCGTCAGCGAGAATACCAGCGTACTCGGAGAACTTCTGCGCTTCTTCCAAGCTCAACAGATCACTCGCACTCTTATCCTTAAACGGCATTGTACTGCGCTTACCGCTTGTAGGGACAAATCCTTTATAGAGGTTCAATGCCATTCATCCTTTCGGTTATTCTTGAATACAAATTTCTCTGAAATAGGGTAAGCTCTCGCACCACTCGCAAAACGCTCGCCATTCATCCAGCTTGTGTCGTCTGCGAGCAAAGTACATGGATTTTAACACTTGATAATTAAGTTGAATGGTTCGCTTTTGGTTATAGGAGCTTGGGAGCAGTTGAATTATCTGCCACCAATCGAACTTATCCTTATCGTTGAGATAATACTTACGCCACATATTCATCATACTGATGGTGTTTTCCAAACAATTCTTTGCAATATCCCCAAGATGTTCGTGGCTAAAGTCGTCAAGCGTAAACTCTTTCTCGTGAATCTTGTGCATTGTTGAGCAAGAGTTAGCAACTGTACCAACCTTGTAAGTGTCGAACTCCTTCCACCAATACAATGGAGCGGTAATGTCAACAGTCACAGTGATATATCTAAGGAACTTACTGTGGTCATTACCCGCCTTGGAGAGAGACTTCATAAGTTTGAGATCATTTTCACCAATGATGTACTCATAGTTCGGTTCATATCCAAACTCAACATCACCGGGGTTCATTACTGTCAGCCCACTATCGCTCTTGTCCCAACTATTCATTGGGTTTCTCATGCCACGGATAGCGGCTTCCCATCCGTAAATATCGGTGTTTTCAAGTTTAATCACCAGACCACCTCACCTTTACAACATGACGAGGGGCGCGTTGGTCTTTACCAATTCGCTTACCGTCGTCCGAATACTTTCTAATATCGACTTTAGTAGGCGTAAAGCCAGCGATGACACCTCTCACCAACGCGGAGTAATCTCTGCGATGTTCCAAGTAGATCACCTCATCGCCAATGTCCAAACCTCTACCGATAAAATCTTTCGCGTACACCAAAGTCCTCCAATCGCTTATACGCCAAGTCGATGTACCACTGTCGGTCTAACTGCGGAAACCTATCGGTCGTTGTTCCTCCGATATCGTCATTGACAATGAAACATCTATCTGGCGTGTTTCCAAATTTCGCTGGATTGCGAACCCCGTCACATTTGAGAATCCTTCCATCTTTTTTATCTCTGGAAGCAAAGACGCGATAGCACTTGTTATCGTATCTAATTTTCGTACTTTTACTTTCATGCTCCACCCATTTGTACTTGTTGGACAGCTTAACAACCTTCTGAAAATCACGAATACTCTGACAACCAAAGACCGTATCTTCCACCCTAATGCCATAGAGAAGATAATCTCTAACCGCCCGGTTGACAACAGCTAAATCGTAATCCAAGTTGTTAAGGTCTTTCACATAAGCACCCTTGGCTTCGATTTTGCCATTCTCAAACACCGCGATATAGTTATTAACATCCTTTTGGCAAATCTTAGTCATGCGGTCATAGCCAAGACCCATACCAGTGCGCTCTTCCCATTCCTTGCAAATGGCTATAACTTCGTC